GAATTTCGCGTATTTCGCAGTTTTTTCTTTGCGTGACAGGTCTTGGCTGTAATACTCGTGCATCAGGAACTTGAAAGCGACCTCCATACCGCCAGTGTCCTCTTTGTAATCGTTGCTGTCGAAGTTTTCCGACACGGCGATGAACCTTGTGCGGAACAAGGGGAAAACACGCTCGATAAAATATCCGGTTTCGATGCTGTTGCGCCCAAACCGCGAAAAATCTTTTACGAGGATGCAATCAATTTTCCCCTCTTTGACAAGCGCAAGCAAATCCTGTACGCCCGGCCGCTCAAAGTTGGTTCCCGTATAGCCGTTGTCAAGAAATTCCAAAACCGCAACATCGTAAATGCAAAGCGAATCAATGTGACGGTCAAGCAGTGCCCGTTGATTGGGTATGCTCAAACTGTCGTACTTGGAATCCTCCAATGACAGGCGAATATATTTCGCCACAACATACTTACTCATTAACCGTCACCTCGCTGTCAAACTTGAATTTAACCGTAATGCTCCTGTCCGAGAATACGTCAATCCGCTCAATCAAACGGTCGATTATCTCCGCTGTAATGCCGTTTGTTTCGGCATTTTGAGCGAGTATGGACAATTCGCTGTATTCCGCGGTCTGACGCTCCAACTCGCGCCGGTTGCTTTCGATTTCGTTAGCGCGGTCAAGATTTGCCTTTGCTTTAGCGTCATAACTTTCGCGCATTTCACGGTACTCGTCGGCGGTTATCAAGCCGCCGATAAGACTTTCGTACAGGCTTTTCTTCATACGCTCGCATTGTGCGTTGTCCAGTTTAAGCGCGGCAAGCTCCGTTTTCACAGCGGCGCGGCTTGTTTCTTCCGCTTCGCTGTTAAGACGCAATCTCACCGACTTGCCTAACACCGCCTCGGCATATTTTTGTATGGAAGTAAGCAAAGCGGGTATTAACTCGTCCTCCGGGAATGTAAAGGTTTCGCACGAGCCACGCGCCTTACGGCTGTTGGAAAGGCAATGGAACACAAACATTTTCTCGCTCGCGCCCTTACGCTTCCAACCTCTCTGCCTGTGCAGGCTAACACCACAATGGCCGCAGAAAATCTTACCTTTGAAGATATTTACGGTGTACGGATTAACCGTCCGCGCTTTCGCATCCTCCGTGACTTGTTTGCGGTATTCATGGATTGCCGCGAACATTTCCCGGCTTATGAGCGGTTCGTGCGTGTCCCGGACGGTAATCCATTTTTCGGGCGGCACATCATACTGTTTATGGTTAATAGTCGTATGCTTACCCTGTACCATATCGCCGATATACGCTTCATCCATCAAAATGCGGCTTACGGCGAACGTCTGCCAACTGTTATTGCTCCGCAGATTGCGGAAGTTGATTATCCCTTTCCGTTGCGCGTATATATTCGGCGGCTCAATCCCCATTTCGTTTAAGCGGCGGGTGATTGTATTTATGCCGTCCTTCTCATACGCCCATTGGAAGATTTTTTTGACAATAACGGACGCTTCGGGGTCAACGATTAGCTTATGGCAGTTATCGGGAGCCTTGATGTAACCATAAGGCGGTCTTGCGCCGACAAACTCACCCGCTTTCATCGCTTGGTTTTGCTGCGCCCGAATTTTACGCCCGATGTCCAAAGCGTAAGCCTCGTTTATCATGTTTTTCAGAGGCAGTATCACGCCCGCGCCGTTGTCCATATCGCGGGTTGAATCAAAATCATCGTTCACCGCGATAAAGCGCACATTCAAAGAGGGCAGATACTTCTCGATATAATAACCCGTATCAATCGCGCTTCTGCCGAGCCGCGAGAGGTCTTTCACGACGATGCAGTTAATAACGCCGTTTTCCGCGTCGGTAAGCATACGCTGAAACGAAGGCCGGTCGAACGTAACGCCTGTCGTACCGTTGTCGATGTAAAAATCATGGAGTTCAATGTCGGTAGAAAGCGTTATGAAGTTTTGCAGCATAGCCTTTTGCGTTTCTACCGAATCGCCCCTTTTCTTGTTGTCCTCAACCGACAAACGCACATACCCCGCCGCCTTATATGTAATGGCGGTGATTTCGGGAGCGGCGGCTTCGAGGTTCTTTCTGCTTTTTCGAGCCATTACGCCACCCCCGTTTCTGCCAATCCGAGGGCGGTTTCATACTCCGACTGGTAGTTGAACGTAATCTCCAACTCTGTCTTAGACACTATGCGTATGCTGTGTATAAGGTTCGCAACGGTGCGGCGGTCGAGTTCGGTCAAGCCCTCAAAACGCTTGAAGTTTTCCGTCCATTTGAGCCGCTCTGATTTGCCGGACTGAACATCGTCCAGTTGCGCTTTGAGCGTTTCATTCGCCCCGCGCAGACGTTCCTCATCGGCGGCATACTTGGCTTTGAACGCCTTATAATCCTCTTTCGAGATAACGCCGTTAATCATGTTTTCGTAAAGAGGGGTCTTAAACTCGGCGATTTTCGCCAGTTGCCGCTCATTATCCGAAATTTGCGCCCCGTATTGCTTGACAAGGGCTTCCGTTATCCGTTTCCCGTCTGTGCTTTCCAGAACAGTTTCGAGTGATGCGATGTTGCCGATATGCGATTTAATGCTTTCCAACACACATTCGGCAAGGTCGTCCTCTTTAATGGACGGCGCGTTAAGACAGCCGCGCTTTTTCGTTGTCGGGCAATAGTAATAGTGATATTTCCTGTCCTTGCCCGGTACGCTTTTGCGCGTCATGCGTTCACCGCAGCAACCGCATATCAGAACGCCGGAGAAAATATAAACCTTATCGCCGTGGGGCGTAGTGCGTGTGTCGAGCCGCATAATCCGATGTGTTAATTCAAAATCGCCCCGGCTGATTATAGCTTCATGCGCGTTTTCGGTACGCTTCCATTCGGCTTCGGGTTTGTCGATGATGTCCTTAATCTTATAATTCAACGTCCCCTGCCGCCCTTGAATGAGCGTCCCCGCGTAGGTTTCGTCACCCAAAATACGGATTATGGTCGTGGCTGACCACTTTGCGTCGGGTTTATCGGCATAGCCTTTCTTCGGATGCGGCAAGCCGTGTTCTTTCTTATACAAATAAGGCGAAAGAACGCCAAGCGCGTTTAAGCTGTTGGCAATCCGCACCGCGCTGTAACCGCCGAGCTTCATTGCAAAGATGTCCTTCACAATCCGCGAAGCGTACTCGTCTACGACAAGTAGGTTCTTATCCTCGTCAGATTTACGATAACCGTAAACAGGGCAAGCACCGACAAAATCACCGTTTTCACGTTTGACGTTCAAAGCAGAACGTGTCTTGACGCTGATGTCACGGCAGTAGGCGTCGTTAATAATCGACTTTACGCTCACAACGAGGTCGTCGCCGCTATCGCGCAGCGTGTCGATGTTGTCGTTAATCGCGATAAATCTCACGCCGTAGGCCGGGAAAATCCGGCGCAAATAACGACCTGTTTCAATATACTCGCGGCCGAGGCGGGATAAATCTTTGACGATAACGCAGTTGATTTTACCCGCTTCAATATCCGCCATCATTTCCTTGAAATCTTTGCGGTCAAAGATGATACCGCTTACCCCATCGTCCACCCGCTCGGACACCGCTTCGATGTCGGGCTGGCTTTCGATGAAGCTGTCAATGAGCTTGCGTTGATTCGCAACGCTGTCACTCTCGTTTTCCCTATCGTCCGTATAGGACAGGCGAATATATTTCGCCGCTTGATATTTTTTTTCGGACATTTACATGCACTCCTTGTTTATTCAGACTTTCCCAGAGCCTAAAATCAAGTTGTGTGGGTTGGCTGTTATTCTTTTTCAATAATTAGCCTACCGCGTCCGAACGGGAAAGTCGAGTTTGTCGTCAGCCCCTAAACCATTAAGCGAATCAGGCAGTCCTCAATCGGCGGCCCGCCTTTTGTGAAAAACGCCGTTATCTTGATGTCTTTATACTTATATTTTGTGTGCCCTTTGAGTTGGCGGTCGTACTCCACGATACGCTTCATTTTCGGCAGGCTCATATCCACATGAACATCGCGAATATCCACCAAATCGTTGGCGGTTATGTTTGTACGCATAAGGTCTACCTCCTTTAATCCCCGGCCTTTTATCAAGTTGATAAAAGGCCGGAACAATATTATCTATCTGCTTTTCTTGAACTCTGAATAACGCCGCTTGTATTCGTAGGACGCGCCGAAGATATTCCGTGCAGCTTTTACCGTCTGCGGCTCCAACGGCTCTACCATCGCCAGCCCCCGCTCCGCTTTGCTGTTGCCAGGGCATCCGCCCCAGCCCGT